TTTCTATTTACCAGCATGTGCATTTGCTGCTTTACCATTTAAATTTTGGAGAGGCACTATGATTTTCAGATTTGAGATAGTTTGTTCAGAATATCATAGGGGTAGGTTGCGTGTAGTATATGATCCTTATGGATGTATTGCAGTGCCTGAGAGCAACACCCAGCTAACTAGAATTATTGATATAGCAGACACTAAAGAATTTACTGTTGCTGTTGGATGGGCTCAACCGTTATCTTTTGCAATTGGAAAAGAATTGAGAACATTGGATCCAGGTTTTAGGAATGGACCTGCTTTTACAAATCGCGCAGATGACCAAAATGGTGTTTTGAGTGTATATGTTTTGAATGAATTGACTGTACCAGGTGATGTGTTAGCTCCTATTGATATAAATGTTTATATTAAAGCAGGAGATGACATAGAATTTGCTGTTCCTAATGAAACAGTATTTCAAAGTCTTCATTACGTTCCTCAAACACAATATGAGCCACAAGGAGATGAAATGGGTGATGATGAATGTTGCGCTGATCCAATTAGTACAAATGTTACTGATCAAATTAATGATACAACTCCTATCTCTGATGACACTTACAAAGTATTCATGGGTGAGCAAATTGTTTCATTTAGAGCATTGCTTAAAAGATACAACTTTTTTGCTCCTTATAGTTTAGAAGTGCTTGGTGAAGACATGGCTATAAGGTTGACTTTGAATACAACTAATTTCCCAGTGTTTAGAGGTTTATCAGCAAATGGTACCAGTGCAGATGGGACTACAAACCAAGTGAGAAATACTCTATTGAATTATTTAGCACCGGCATATTTAATGTGTAGAGGATCTTTAAGGTCTAAATATAACATACAAAATTTGTCGGATGCTGTAACTTTTAGAGCCACTGTGTGTAGAAGTGAAAAAGAAACTTCTTTGGAAGACACAATAGTCCGCGGTATTTTGCAAACAGATGCAGATACTGTGCGTGACATTTATGATACTTTTCCATCGAATAATTTCAATGGAGTTTCTAACACATTGACAAATCGGCAACCTGTATTGGAAGTAGAATTTCCATATTATAGTAATCGGAGGTTTTCCTGTCCTAAAGATCGTGAAATGCAATCTTTAAACTATAATCCTGGATTTGATTTTCACAAAGTGGAGATATTTATAACAAATGATCCTAAAGTGAAAATGGTTACTCCTCCTTGGTTAGAACGATGGGTTTCAGTAGGGGAAGATTTCATGTTGGC